GCTGGCTGGCCTCGGCACTACTACAAAGCAGTTTTCTTCTTGCGTTCTCATTTCTAGCGACGATACTCTGGATAGCATTTTTGCCGCCGGTGAAATGATGGCCAAGTATGCCAGCAAACGTGCTGGCATTGGTTTGGAGATTGGACGCATCCGCCCGCTAGGCGCCCCCATCAGGAACGGAGAAATCAAACATACAGGAATGATCCCATTCCTAAAGAAATGGTTTGCCGATCTACGTTCATGCAGTCAAGGTGGTATCCGTAACGCAAGTTGTACAGTTACTTTCCCTATATGGCATTATCAGTTTGATGATCTTATTGTTCTTAAAAATAATCAAGGAACTGATGAAGTTCGTGTACGTCAAATGGACTATAGTGTAGTTGTTAACAAGATGTTTTGGAACCGTTATAAAAATGGAGAAATGATCACATTGTTTGATCCATCAGAAGTTCCTGATCTCTATGAAGCGTTCTATAGGAATAGTGACGAGTTTGAAAAATTATACATAAAGTATGAACAAGATAAGACAAAGAAAAAGAAAGTTGTATCGGCGGATGAGATATTCAAAAATGGCATCCTTAAAGAACGTACTGATACTGGGCGCATCTATCTTGTCAATATCGACAATGTTATCAACCAGGGCCCGTTTGACACACAGCTTGACCCGATATATCAATCAAACCTATGCCAAGAGATACTTTTACCCACCAAGCCTTTCCAAAGAATTGAAGATCCAGAGGGACGCATTGCTCTTTGCACTCTTGGGTCAATCAACTGGGGTGCGTTCCGCAACCCACAAGAGATGCGTAAAGCATGTCGTGTTCTAGTCCGTAGCCTAAGTAATCTATTACAATATCAAGACTTCTTAAGTATCCAAAGCAAATTAGCCAATGACGATTTTGAGCCACTTGGTGTTGGCGTTACTAACTTGGCCTATTGGCATGCTCGTAAAAGTTACAAATACGGCGAGCCAGAAGCACTAGCAGAAGTTAAACGTTGGATGGAGCATCAAGCATACTATCTAACTGAAATATCAGTTGAGCTAGCCAAAGAACGTGGCGCATGTAAACGCAGTGAACATACCTTTTATGGTAAAGGTGTCTTTCCTTGGGAAAGACGTAGTAACGGTGTTAACGACCTAACAGATTTTACTCCCAGTGCTAATTTAGATTGGGAAGGGTTACGTGCTAAACTATTGCAGTATGGCATTCGTAATGCTACCCTAATGGCCGTGGCACCGGTCGAGTCCAGCTCAGTTGTGTTAAACTCCACCAACGGAATTGAAATGCCGATGGAATTGATTTCTGTGAAGGAATCAAAAGCTGGTTCGTTTGTACAGGTTGTGCCAGAGTACAAACGTTTAAAGAATCGTTATCAAATGATGTGGGATCAAAAGGATTGTGTTGATTACTTAAAGACTGCCTGTGTGTTGGCCGCATACATTGATCAAAGTCTAAGTACAAACACTTTCTATAATCCTGCACACTTTGCCGGCGGCAAAGTACCGGGAACGTTAATTGCCAAAAACTTAATGTTGTCTTACAAATGGGGATTAAAAACTGTATACTATAGTTTAATCAACAAGGTCGGTGCTAAGGCTAGTGTAACAGGAACTAATGTTATTCAGGTTAACGGACATGCTACAGGTATCATGACATCGGATAACGCAATTATATATCAAGCAATTGAAGATGATTGCGAGGCATGTAAATTATAAGAGACACACATGAGCAAAGAACAATACAATTTTACCAAACAAACAAATTATCTAAAGCGTAAAATGTTTTTGGATCCAGAAGGTCCAGTGACAGTACAGAGATTTGAAGAAGTTAAATATCCCAAACTACAAAAGTTTGAAGAACTGGCTCGCGGATTCTTTTGGGTACCAGAAGAAATTAGTCTTACCAAAGACAAAATGGATCATAAGGAAGCAAGTGATGCTGTTAAACATATCTTTACTAGCAATCTGCTTCGCCAGACTGCTTTGGACTCCATTCAGGGCCGTGCGCCTTTCCAGGTATTCGGACCAGTCTGTTCAATCCCAGAACTCGAAGCACTAACACTAACATGGAGTTTCTTTGAAACAAGTATCCACAGTAAGAGTTATAGCCACATTATTCGCAATGTATACGGAGTACCAAAAGATGAATTCAACAAGATTCACGACACGGCTGAAATTATTGGTATGGCAGCTAACATTGGTCGTTACTATGAGGCTCTTCATATTCTCAATAGCCGTAAAGAATTGGGAGAAGAAATTGAACTCCATACTCATAAGCGAGCAATATGGATGGCCCTACATGCATCATATGCCTTGGAGGCTTTACGCTTCATGGTGAGCTTTGCTACAAGTCTAGCAATGGTAGAAAATAAAATCTACATTGGCAATGGCAACATTATCAGTTTAATCCTACAAGATGAGATCTTACACTCCGAGTGGACTGCTTGGTTGATTAACAATGTGATCAAAGACGATCCAGATTTTATTCCAATTGCCGAAGAATGTACTGCCGAAGTATACGCATTGTACATGGAAGTTATTAAAGAAGAAAAAGAATGGGCTGACTACTTGTTTAACAAAGGTGTTGTTATTGGTATCAATGCTAATATTCTAAAAGACTTTGTTGACTATACAGCATTTACTAAATTAAAAGATATAGGGATTAAGTACCTAGGAGACCATCCTAAGAGTAGTCCGATTCCTTGGTTTAATCGGCATGTTGATATTAACAAGAAACAAACTGCCCTACAGGAAAACGAATCAACTAACTATGTTATTGGTGTAATGTCCGATAACGTTAGTTACGATGAATTACCAGATTTATGAAAGGATAAAAAATGAAAGCTATTTTATGGTCAAAGTATCATTGCCCCTATTGCGATCAGGCAAAGAATCTATTGCAGGCAAGAGGTATTCCGTTTGAGGAAAAGAAAATCGGAGATGGATATACTAAAGAAGAATTGTTAGTAGCAGTTCCTAACGCTAGAACCTTACCTCAGATTTTCATAGATGAACAGCTAGTGGGTGGGTTCTCGGATCTACGGGAGTATCTAAATGGATGATGATACTATTACCGTTGACACTGATAGTGATACATTTACTATCGATTCTGCTATAGATTTAAACAGTATATATACTAGTAATAACATGACCTACGGAAATATTACTACTGGCGTTGGTAGTATAGGAAGTGGCAGTTATATTTTTAATACCAGTAGTACCGCTAACAATATATGGTCTACTACTCCTTACATTACAACAACTAACGGTACAGGTACTCCTAATTTAACCGTGTCAGGAGATGCAGAATTTTCGGGCGATATTAAGATCAAAGGTCGTAGTTTAGAAAAACTTTTAACAACTATAGAAGATAGACTAGCTATATTATCAGAACCAGATCCTATTAAATTAGAAAAGTTTGCGGCTCTGAAGAAAGCATACGATAATTATAAACTATTAGAAAAGTTAATCGGTGATGATTACAAAGATGACCCAACCTCTTGATCCAAAAATTGCTTTATTAGAAAGGCAATTAACTGCGGCTGTAAAACAGGTTGCAGAACTTAACAAACGACTAACATATCTTGAAAGAGAAAATGCTCGACGTCGTGGAGAAGTTGGGCAAATTGCAGGCCATCTAAATAGGAAGTAACATGAACTCGATAAAAGAATTCTGTAATAAACATAGTATTCGGGTACTCGATACAAATAAACGGGCCAGTCGCTATCATAAAATTAACTTAAATTACTTTAACGATCCTATGGATTATAATAAAGTATTTCAAGATATTGTACATGAATCAGAACCATTATATACTGTAGAAATTGCCGAAAGTGAATTAGAGCGAATTGCAGATTTCGAAAACCAGGTGTTTAACAATATGAAGGAACACGGTCATTACAAAATGTTCGAGGTTATGGTAGAACAAAAAGAACAAGAAAAGTATTTGAAAAACAAATACGCCTCAGTAAAAAAAGCATACGAACATTACAGCCTCATGCTAAAGTTAGCAGAGTCTGGTGAATTATAAAAGGAACAATATGTTATTATCAAAACCAATCGCAGAAGGCGATATAGTCAGTATTAAATTAATCAATGGTGACGAGCTAATTGCTCGACTATCGAGAGACGATCAAACCGGTATTACTATTAATCGTCCATTGGCATTAACTATGCAAGGTGGTGGACTAGGAATGGTACCTTGGGTATTGCTCGGAGATAAAGATGACATCGTATTAAACAGGAATCATGTGTTTGCTATGGTTCCCAGTAAGAAAGATGCTGCCGATCAATATGTTCAAGGAACTACCGGCATTGCACTAAGCTAATAGGAGAATACAATGCCAGTAGAATATCCACAAGTAATTATGGCCATCAAAACATGGATGGGTAACTATAAAACAACCCCATCCCCATCCTCCCAGATTGACGGACAAGATGCTGTTA